TAAATAATATATATAGTCTGTAATGCCGTACATCTCGTTTTGCATTAAACTCGTATGTATTGTTTTTCCCAACTTTTCTAACAACCTTACGAAATTACTAAATTGTTGATTTTTCTATGTTAATCTCATTTTTGTCAAGCATAACATTTTTCCAAAAAAGTAAGAAAGAAGACTTTTTCCATTTTAAATGCGAACCGTTCTTATTAAAGTAATTACTCTAAAATGTGTCCGATTTGTAATAAAAATTTCATTTTCTGACCCGACTTGGAACTTGGAAATTTGCTATTTTGGGAATTTTGAATTAACATGGACTGGATTTTTAATTATCGGAAGGAATTTTTCTGATTTTTGTCTGATTAAAAATTAAGCAAATTGCTGATTTTTGCAGGCTGATTTAGTTAAGATTTCTTTACAAACGAGACCTTCAATCTTTACATTTGCTGCCTAATTTTTAGGCAATTTTTAGACGTTTTTAAGCAAATGTCATTTGACTAATTTTTGAGCAAGAAAGGTATTTTAAGATGACAAAACGGTTTTATAAGGATACGGCACTGGCTTTAATGTCAAGCGGTTTTAAAGTCATACCGATTGAACGCGGCAAGAAACATTTGGAAGTAATCGGCTGGCAGAATACGCCTCAAGACGTTTCAACCTATAATGAGATGTTGAAGCGTTATGGTGATAAAGCTGGCACTGGTGTGATTACGACCAACGGATTGCTTGCGATTGATATTGATATTTTAGACCCTCACGTTGCAAGGGATGTGATTCAATATGTGCGTGATATGTTTTCAGGCCATAGAATCATGGTACGACGTGGTAGAAAGCCAAAAGCACTTATCCCCTGTTATGTAGGCCGTGATATAGGAAAAATATTGTCAGCAGTATGGTGGAGTGAAGAATATGGGCGGATGCAAATAGAGTTGTTATCCAATAGTGAAACTGGCTCTCGTCAGTTTGTAGCATATGGAGATTATCCAAAAGACGGTTTGCATTATGAGTGGGAGAATGATTACTCACTTTTGGATATTGAAGATGTTACCCAACTGCCGCGATTTAAAGTTGAGATGATTCAGCCGTTGTTCAAATTCTTTGATGATATGATGCACCGACGTGGATATACGCGGCAAACAACGGTTAATTGGAGCGAGGTAAAACGTAATCTTAATTCAACGGCAATTAAGGTTGAAGCAGATGATGAAAACGCGGCATTGATTGCCGATTCATTGCGTGTTCAAATTTCAGATGAACGAATTGAAGAAATCGTAAGCACTATGGGCGTTGGATTCAATGACCGATATGATTATTGGATTCGTGTCGGTCAAGCACTCAAATTTCAAATTGAGGATTCTGATAAAGGCTTCGCCATTTGGAAAGCATGGAGTAGAAAAGCCATAGACCCTGAAACGGATAGTCCCTACGATATTACAGACGGCCAACTGCGTAATAAATGGAATAGCTTTAAAAATGACCGAGATTCCTGCGTAACTTTCGCATCCATTCTATATGATTATTACAGCATGGAAAGGAATGAAAACTTTGAAGACGTATTGGAAGCACTGGTTAAAAAGTTTCAAGAGTGCGAAAACAAAAAGCAATTCAACGAACTCATGCTGGAAGCATCTTACAATCGGTTCGGTTCACTGGAAAAGAACATGATTGAGAAAGTCATTCAGAAAGAATACAAACGAGTGTTCGGCATATCTATTACATCTTCAGCTATTCAAAAGTCAATGCTGGAGTGTATTGAAGAATTTGAAATGCCCGATTATATGAAAAACTGGGTATATCTGTTGAACGGGGATAAATTCTATGACTACCAAGACGGCTTGGCCGTATCCAATGCAGGTTTTGATAGTTTGATATACGCTACCATCCCTAATGCGATGGAAATTAAGGTTAAGCCGTCTGAAATGGCACTTAGGGCTTACAAAATCCCAAAAGTGATTGATAGCGTGTATATGCCGACAATGGGAAAATTGTTCAAATTTTCCGAACGCTCGAAATATCAATACGTCAATTCGTATGACCCGACACTTGTGCCTGAAGAGCCTGATGAATATTCAGAAGAGGACTTGGCCGCTATTGCCAAAGTGGAATATCACTTCAAGCACATTATTGAAGACCCTGAAGAACGTGAGATTTTCAGACAATGGGTAGCCTACCAAGTGCAATATACAGGGATTCCTTTGGGCTGGGCTGTATTTCTGCACGGTGTTGGTGGCGATGGTAAAACTTTCTTCCATTACCTGATAAGCGCGATGGTTGGCGATAAGAACACTAAAATCGTATCCCCTGATTCATTGAAGTCCAACTTTACTAAATGGGCTGTTGATTTATGCTTTGGCACGATTGAGGAAGTGCATCTAACAGGTTATCGTGGTGTTGAGGTGTACGACAAGCTGAAAACCATTATTGCCAGTCCGACAATTCCAGTTTTGGCTAAGTTCAAAGACGAGATAAACGCACCGAATACGGCAAACTACTTATTCCTATCCAACCGATTTAAAGCGTTGCCGATTGATAGCGCAGACCGCCGTATATTTGCAATATATAGCCGTTGGCAAGACGAGAAGAAATTGCAGGCATTTAAGAATGGCGAAGGTAAAACGTACTATCCTGATTTGCATAATACCTATAAATATCACGCGGGGGCTTTGCGTAAGTATTTTCGGACTGAAGTTAAGGTTACGGATGAATTTTTAGCCTATTACGATGCACCGCGTACAAAATCAAGACTGCGCCTTATCGGGGAGAATATGCCCGATGCTGTACGGGAGTTACTGGAAATTGTACAAACAGGTAACGACCCATTCCTATGTGAAGACTTCTTAGACGTTAAATACTTCCGACAAATGAAGATTGATAGTCGGTCATTTGAGGATGTGAATATACGCTGGAAGGCATACCTTAACCCGCTTGGATATGATGTGGTCAGCGAAGCAATACGCTTGCCGCAAATTGATGGAAAATATATGCACGTCATATTTAGTCGAAATCCAAGTAAATTCATGGATGAAAAGGGTAAAATAAGCAACAAACTGATTCACAAATATGTGAATACCGCACAAAGCTGCAAATACGACGATATAGATGATTTGTAGTTAAAAAAAACTGTTGCAGTTCGCCGTGTTTCACGGTAAACTGCAACTTCCTAATGAAACACTTTTTCAAATAACCTTAAAGGAAAATTACTATGAGCGATTTAACAGTTGCAACATTCTTGGCTATTATTACCAGCTTCACCGAAGCCTTGAACAACCATACCGAAGCCCTGAACAATCATACCGAAGCCTTGAAGGGTGCGCCTGAAGCATCTGAAGACAAGCCGAAACGTGGCCGTAAACCGAAGGCTGAAGCCGAAAAACCTGAAGCCGAAAAACCTGAAGCCGAAAAACCTGAAGCCGAAGTTGAAGAAGGTATCACGTTGCAAGATGCACAGGCTGCCGTTCTTGAAGTTAAAAACAAATTCGGTAGCGATGTTGCAAAAGACGTGTTGAAAGATGTAACAGGTCAAACAATGGTTGCCAAAATCCAACCCGAACACTATGAGCCTTTGTTCAAAGCCTGCAAACACGTTCTTGAAAACGGTGCTGAATCCAAACCGACAAAAGATGCCGACGAACCGACAAAAGAAATCACACTTGATGAAGTAAAAGAAGCTGGTCAAAACTTGGCAAAACTGGGGGCTGCATACAAAACGCAGGCTGTACAAATTATTAACGAAGTAGGCGGGGCTGCTAAAATAGCAGAAGTTGCACCTGAAAACTACGATGCCTTGTTTAAAGCATTAGTTAAAGCGTTTGAAGAAGCAACACAAAATTCTGATGATTTGTAATTGTAACTAAAGTTATTAGCCCGATATTAAATATCGGGCTTTTATTTAATCTAAAAGGAACTTCGATATGAAAAATATCATGTTGAATTTAGACGGCCATTCTGTATTTAGTCCGTCTTCATCTGAAATGTGGCTGAATTGTTCGGGAAGTTTGTTGGCAAATATGAAAGTTAGGCAGGAAGGATTGGATAAAGGCTCGGAAGCTGCCGCTGAAGGTACGGTGGCACATGAAATGGCCGAAATATGGCTTAAAACGGGTAAAAAACCAATAGATAGAATAGACGATGTGATTGAAGTTGATGGTTATCATATTGTTGTTACCGCCGATATGCTCGGTTACGTTGAAGAATATGTGAATTGGTGTAATGCGCAGGATGGCGAAAAGTTTGTGGAAGTGAAGGTGGATTTTAGTCATTTAATGCCTGTACCGAATCAAAAAGGCACGTCCGACCATGTGTGCATTTCAGGAAGCAAATTAACCATCACGGATTTAAAATACGGCATGGGTGTTAAAGTAGATGCCGAACACAACACACAGCTTCAGATATACGCACTCGGCGCATTGGAAGAGTTCGGATTCATATACGATATAAAGACGGTTGAAATGCGTATATGCCAGCCAAGATTGCACCATTTTTCAACATGGGAAATCAGCGTTGAAGAATTGCTCGCTTTTGGCGAACACGTCAAAAAGAAAGCCCGCGAAGCATGGTCTGAAAATGCACCGCGCACAGTAAGCGAAAAGGGGTGTATGTGGTGCAAAGTAAAGGCCACTTGTCCGACAATGGCGAAGTATGTTGAATCAGCGGTAGATGCAGCCTTTGATGCCGTAGATGAAAGCAATGAATCCATCATAAACCGTATTAATAAAGGGGAATACTTGATGCAAATTCCTGAAGTTTCCGACTTGACTATTGAACAGTTGGAAAAGATTTACAGCAAAATCAAACCAGTTAAATCTTTTTTCGATGAAGTGGAGAAAAAACTGTTTGACTTTGCCCTGAAAGGCGGTAAAATGACCGCATACAAGTTAGTTGCAGGCCGAACCACTCGCAAATGGATTGATGAATCAGTCGTCCATCAATTCTTTGCAGATAATGGCTTAGATGAAAATACTTTCAATCCACGCAGCCTTGTAAGTCCCGCACAAGCTGAAAAGCTGTGCAAGGCCAACTCAATACCTTTAAGCGATATGGATTTGCTGATAGCCAGTCGTATTGGCAAACCCACAATAGTACCGATAGGCGATAAACGTAAGGAATTTGTACCGAACGAAGATTTAGCCGATAGTGTTGATTGGCAGGACTGATAAGCGACTTCGGCGTTACGCTTAATAAAACGCCGACTTCTTACGCAGGGTGTATTGCGGTGGTAGAGTTTTTGTCCATTCTCTCATCTTTCGTTTACAGGAATACCACGCATAGCAATCGGGTTGTCTATGTTAGTAATACATTCTGCACCCATTTACCTACATGGCGGGTAATCAATCGCAAATGCCATGATTTAGTTTTTATTATTTAACGTTTTTTTTTTTTTTTTTTAGAGGTTACGATATGAAAGTTGTAAAAAAAGTAGGTTGTCTTTCACTTTTGGAAAACGGCTGCGTGATGCTGAATCATGTGCCGACTTGGTATCCGCAGTTGGATGAACCGAAGTCGTTTGAGGAAGACAAAGAATCTTCAAAACTGAAGTATTCGTTGCTCGCATTTCTGAATAAGAAAGAGCATTCAGAAGAAATTGATTTTTTGGAAGATTTAATCCGACAAAACATGAAAGAAAACTGCGACTGGGATGATGTTGAAACCAAAAATCGCTGTTTGCTGGATGGCAGTAAGGTTAAAATCAAAGGTGTTAAGGTTGAGCCTGATAGCGATATTGCCAAGCACTACCGTATTAAATTTTCTGCAAATGAAGATTATCCGCCAGTTGTTCGCAATGCTGGTAATGTGAAGTTGAATCAGCGTATCCCTGAAGAGCGTTCTGAAATTAAAGATATTGCACGAAGTGGTAAATTCATGACCATTTTGTTTGGTTTCTACGGTTGGCACTCACCTAAATATGGTGCTGGTGTTACCTTAAATCTTCATGGCGTGAAGGTGCATAACGATTCAACAAGTTATGTGTTCGGTGCTGCGTCTGCTGTTGATACCGACAACGTTGATTGGGGTGATGAAGAAACCCAATGGGACGGCGACAACGAAGGCGAATTGTAATAATCCCAACAAACAGGCCGATGATGAAAATCGGTCTGTTTTTTTTCAACGGTGGATTTTAACTTCCTTATAAGGCTGCTTAAATTTTCATCAATACAAGGACAGATAGAATGGCAAATTATGACTACCGTAATGTTACGGCAATCATGGATATTGAGTGCTATCCGAACTATTTTCTCGTTGCATTCCGCGACACAAAAAATCCCAAACGAATAAAACATTTTGAAATGCGAAATTCAGGCAACTTGGATGTTGCAGAGCTATCCAAATGGTTGAATAACGCAACACTAATCACATTCAACGGCAATCACTATGATATGCCGCTCATAACCTATGCGCTTACAGGTGCAAGTTGCAGTGAATTATACGAAGCATCCGTTGCGATTATTGGGCGTGATTACATAGACGAAAACGGCAAAAAACAGCGCGGACAAGGGTTGAAATCATGGGAGTTTATGCGCCTTTACGATTTGTCATACCCATACGGTTTAGACCATATTGATATTTTCGAGATTCCAAAAGGCGATTTGAGCCTGAAGGCTTATTCAGCCCGCATTGGTTGTAAGAAGCTACAAGACTTGCCGATTGACCCACATAAAATCCTAACATCTCATGAAATGGATGAAATCGCTCGTTACTGTAATAACGACACTGCGAACACGCTCGACCTATTTAATGAGGTAAAAGAACAAATTGATTTGCGGATTCAGATTTCCAAAGAATACGGATTCGATTTACGTTCTAAATCAGATGCACAAGTCGGGGAATCCATATTCAAATATGTGATTGAGAAAGATTTAGGCAGAAAGATTTACAAGCCTGATTTTTCATCAATCAAAAAGCGTTTCAAATACGATATTCCCGATTTTATTCATTTCAAACATCCCGTATTGAAAGAGCTATACGATGTTGTCAAAAATACAGTCTTTGAGGTTGAAAAATCAGGCCATGTGAAGATTCCAGCAAGCCTTGCCGATATGAAGATTGATATTGGTCAAAGCCGATACACAATAGGCATTGGCGGCCTGCACTCAAACGAAAGCAAACAAGCAATTATTGCTGCTGAAGACGAAATTATATGTGATGCAGACGTGGGTAGTTATTATCCATCCATCATTATTAACGGTGGTTACTATCCTGAAAACTGCGGACTTCCATTCCTGCGGAACTTCACGAAATTCCGCGATGACCGCCTTGCTTGGAAACACATTCCTGAAAAGAAAACCATTGTAGCAACATATAAAATTGCTCTTAATGGCTCTTTCGGAAAATTATCTTCCATTTACAGCTTCCTTTTCAGCCCGAAAATGCTTATCCAAGTAACACTAACAGGTCAGTTGGCACTTTTGATGCTGATTGAACGGATTGAAGCCGCTGGTTTACGGATTATATCGGCCAACACAGATGGTATTGTGATATACGGCAAACGCAAAGACTTTCATAAGGCGCAGCATGAAATTTCAGCATGGGAATTTGACACTAACTTCATGATGGAATACACGGAATACATGGCAATTTTCAGTCAATCCGTGAACAGTTATCTCGCTATGAAAAAGCCTGAAAAGGGGCAATCCAAAATTAAGTGGAAGCGCAAAGGTAGTTATGCCGAACGTGGTATCGACCAAACAGGTAACGGCCAAGTGTGTATTGAAGCAGTAATGGCCTTTTTGGAAAGTGGAACATCTATTCGTGAAACAATCGAAAGCTGTACCGATTTTCTGAAATTCACTAGATTCCAGCAAGTTAAAGGCGGTGCTTATAAAGACGGTGTATATCTTGGAAAAGTGGTGCGCTGGTATTATTCCACACAAACAACAACAGCCATAGTTAATAGCAATGGTAACAACGTAGCACTAACAAAAAATGCAATGCCTGCGATGGATTTACCCGACGAAATGCCATCTGATATTGACTACGAGTGGTATATCCGTGAAGCCTATGAGATGCTTGATAGGTTGGGTGTATCCAATATTGACCGTGATGAAAAGGCATTCGGTTTGGATAAAAATGCACCGCCTAAATGGGGGCATAAAGACGGCCAAGTAACCTACCATCTAATCAATATGGCTACAAAAGATGCGTATTGTGAAGCCCGACTAGCAGACCGTCATGAAGACTGGGTATATTCAAGCGAAAAAGGTATACCAACCGACGGGAAAGTGTGCGGCAAGTGTAAGAAACGTTATGAAAACAGCCAAAGTTGAACGCGAAAGCCACATTGAGAAAACCAGCCGTTTGATTGCCGAAAAGAACGGCTGGTTTCAGGTAAAAATAGAACGTACCAGCATAAACGGTTTTCCTGATAGGCTTTTCATCCGAAACGGGCAAACCGTTTATGTAGAGTTCAAGAATAGTGCTGGAAGACTAAGCCTTGAGCAACAGCGCGTGATTGATACCATGCGTGAACATGGTGCTGTTGTCTACGTTATATCCAGCGTGGAGGAAGCAAATGTCATTTTTAGATAGGATTCGTAAGAAATACGAACTCGTAGAGCTAACAGACGGACACTTAGACGACTATCAGCGGACAGCCGTGCAGTTTTTGAAAGACAACCCTAGAAGTGCGCTGTTTATTGATACTGGACTTGGTAAAACGGCCATCTGTTTGCGCTTGATACGGGATTTGATAGATGAAGACCGTATTAAGAAAGTGCTGATTATCGCACCATTGAAAGTTGCCAACCAAACATGGGGTGATGAAATCAAAAAGTGGGAATTTTCAGCACCATTGAGTTACAAACTTGTTCGTGCCGACCATATTGTTGCCAAAGTCAATTCAGCTAAACGCATGGAAAATAACCGAACACTTGATGCTTCCGATATTAAGAAGATTGAGCGTAAGGTTAAATCCCATATCAATAAATTCACAAAAAACAATCCATCCGTAGATGCCGTACAGCTTGCAGAGATTGAAGATAAGACACGAAAGGAATTGACTAGGAATTATCGTGCTTACAAGGCAGAGTCGGCTAAATCCAATGCGGCTGGGGATGCTTTGCGTGAATGGGAGCGAACGAATCCGACCTTTATCCACATCATCAATCAAGAGATGGTTAAGTGGTTGGTGGACGCATGGGGTATTGAAGAATGGCCGTATGACTGCGTAATTTTTGACGAATCGGATGCGATTAAGGATTCAACAACGAAACGCTGGAAGGCATTGAACAGCATCAAGCACAAAACGACCCATTTCTACCAGCTAACCGCCACGCCTGCCGCCGAAAGCTATATAGGCTTGTACGCACAAATCAAGCTATTGGATGATGGCAAACGATTGGGTTTTACAATGAGTGATTATCGGGATAAATATTTCAATTACAACCGATACAATCACAAAATAACGATTAAGGAAGGTGCGCAGGATGCGATTACTAAGGCCATATCGGATATAACCCTTGTTATGAAACAAGAGGATTATCTGAAAGACGTACCGCCTTATGTTGTTGAAAACGTTACTTTTGAACTTCCCGAACACGCTCGAAAACTGTATCAGGATATGAGCAAATCGGGCATGATACGGCTTGATGACGGAACATTGATTGTTGCCGAACAAGCAGTGTCAGTCTTGCAGAAAATGATGCAAATATCGGCAGGTTTTGTGTATGAAAGTGAGGAAAGTATTTCAGACTTTGGCGCATTGGTAAACAATCGGACAATCCATCATATCCATGATGAAAAAATTAAGGCTTTGCGTGAATTGATGGCGCGATTTCCTGATGAAAACTTCCTGATTTCCTACTACCATCAAGGAAGCTTGGAGCTTTTGCAAAAGCATTTTCCTCAAGCCGTGAAGATGGATAGGAAAGGTACTCAAAAGAACGATTGGAACGACGGTAAAATCAAAATGCTTTTGATGCACCCGAAATCAGGCGCACATGGTCTTAACTTGCAAAAAGGCGGTCATATTGTCATAAACTACGATGTATATTTCAGCTACGGGCAGTTCTATCAATTCCTGCGCCGACTGGCAAGGCGCGGACAAAAGAGCGACAAAGTGCTGGTGTTCAACATACTGGCCGCGCAAACATATGATGAAGAGGTACAGCGTAGTTGTTGGGTAGATAAAGGTGAAAGTCAAAACGCATTTTTTGGCTTGATTCAGAAATGTAAAAAGGCATTAAAACATGGCTAATATGAAAAAGGCATCAAATGCACCATTACTTGGAAACGGAACAAACGCAACACTTACGGTTGATGATATTTTAAGCAAAGGTGTTACCATCAATCAGGGTGCTGTTATATTCCATATTCATAATACAGAACTTAGTAACTTGATGCGTAAGGCTAAAATTCAGCCTTCAGGTGTTAGAAACGGACACGATATTTACAGTATCCGTGATATTGCAAGCGTTTGCGTACCGCCTGCATGGAGTGATGAAGAATGGGAAGAGGTTTTGCACAAAGGCCACTTCCCAGCGCGTCTAACCAAAGACTTTTGGAATGCGAAACAAGCACGATTAACATACCTGAAAAACGCGGGTGCTTACTGGCATACATCCGATGTAATAGCCGCTGTTAGTGAGATTAACAAGTCATTTGCGACCAGTATCAAACTGATTGTGGATGACGTGGATAGGAAAGCACCATTATCGCAAACCCAAAAGGATATTGTCATACAGTTGCTTGATAACGCAATGAATAACGTTGCAAAACGCATTGAGGATTTGTTCGGAGGTAGAGTTGAAGCCGAACGAAAAATACGAAGTGCTGAATTAACAGGCGAAAGGGTGGATGATGACGAACTCAACGATTTATAGCCAACAGGAATACAAAAGCCTTGCTGATATGATGATAAGTCTTGCCAGCATTTTAAGGCCGCCTAAACGCATGACGGTTTCACAATGGGCTGAAGAATATCGTTATGTGGATAATAAAGGTTCATACGTCGGCTTTTGGCAAAACAGCACCACGCCGTACATGGTAGAGCCGATGGATACTTTATCCAGCCCACTATATACGGGTGTTATCGTAGTAGCACCTGCACAGTGCGGCAAAACGGATGCGTTAATTGTGAACTGGACTGGATATACCGTAGCCTGCGACCCGATGGATATGCTAATCATCAACCCTACTAGCGCAATGAGTAGGGATTTTTCGCTTCGTAGGGTAGATAAGCTGTTGAGGGATACCAAAGAATGCGGAGAATTGCTGAATGAGGATAGAAATGCCGACAACATAAGCGATAAGCACTTCAAAAACGGTGTATTCCTATCCTTAACCCATCCAAGCGTAAGCGAACTCGCAGGCCGTCCAATTCCGCGCGTAGCCTTAACCGACTACGATAGGATGCCTGATGATGTGGGCGGAGATGGTTCACCCTACGACTTGGCATCAAAGCGTACAACCACGTTTGGTTCGTATCGCATGACTTTGGCAGAATCCAGTCCTAGCCGACCCATTGAAGACCCTAACTGGCAGGAAGTGGAAGGTTCGCATGAAGCACCGCCAACGAGGGGCATTTTTGCGTTATACAATCGCGGGGATAGGCGGCGGTGGTACTGGGCTTGCCCGCATTGCAATCAGCGATTTGAGGGTACTTTCAAGCAACTGCGGTGGGATAAAAATGCCACAAACATGATTGATATTGCAGATAGCACATACATGGAATGCCCTAAGTGTTTCAGCCGTATTGATTATTCCCAGCGGTATGAAATGCAGCAAAGCGGAATATGGGTTAAAGACGGTATGTACTTCAATCATAAAGGGGAATTGGTTGGCAGTCCGCGAAAAACACAAATAGCTTCATTTTGGCTGCGTGGTGTAGCCGCTGCGTTTGTAAGCTGGGGCGGATTGGTTAAATCATTCCTTGAAGCTGAAGAGGAGTTTAAGACAACAGGTTCGGAAGAAGCCTTGCAAAAGTTCTTCAATACCGACTTGGCAGAGCCTTATATTCCGAAATCACAAATCAACCAACGACAACCCGAACATTTAATGGCGCGGGCTATTGATTTGGGAGACCGTGTTGTACCTGTTGGAGTTCGCGCATTGATTGCTTGTATTGACGTACAGAAAAATCGCTTTGTTGTCCAAGTACACGGCATATCGGCAGGTAGTCCGTTTGATATTACAATCATTGACCGTTTTTCAATTACTCAATCCAACCGATTTGATACAAACGATATGCCGTATATGGTAAAACCGTCTGCGTTTTTGGAAGACTGGGATTTGATTGAAACTGAAGTCATGCGTAAAACATACCCGTTGTCTGATGGAAGCGGTAGGGTTATGGGTATTACTATGACTGTTTGTGATAGCGGTGGTTATTCCCGCGAAAAAGGCGAAAATACAACCGCTATGGCCTATGATTTTTATAGGACTTTGCGTAAAAAGGGTATTGCAAGCAGATTCCACTTGGTAAAAGGTCATGGTTCGCAATATGCACCGACAACACAAATCAATTTCCCTGATGCAACACGCAAAAACGCAATGAGCATTGCGCGGGGAGATGTGCCAGTATTGATGTTGAACTCAAACTTGCTGAAGGATACGTTATCAAACCGATTGGATGTAACAATACCAGCACATGGTATGATTAGTTTCCCATCATGGCTTCCGATGGACTTTTATCAAGAGTTATGTAATGAAGTCCGCTTGGCTAAAGGGTGGGAGAAAATACAAAAACGCCAAAACGAAGCATGGGATTTGCTGTATTATTGCATGGGTGTTGCCGTATCACGTTTAATGCTGATTGACCGTGAAGATTGGAATAATCCAAGCCCACGCTACGCAGACTGGGATAAAAATCCGATGGTTTTCAAACAAGTTGCGGAAGATGGTGCGAACGGCGATAATGATGTTTTAGTTTCCGATGACGGCACTATGTCATGGGATGATTTGAATAAGGCACTTAAGCAATGACTTGTACAATATATACGCCCGAAATGCTTAAAGAGGCAAAAGAAGCCTATCTGCGCATTGCGATGGGGCAAAACGTGTCCGTACTCATAGACCAAAACGGCGAACGGGTTGAATACCAACGCGCAAATCTATCGGTACTTGCCGACCTAATCCGTAAAATGGAAATTGAACTCAATGCGTGTGCAGGTGTAAACGCCAACAACGGTGCTTTGCAGCCACTTCGCATTTACTACTAAAGGTGGCATATGAGTGATATTGATAACTACCACGCAAGCGATGGGAAGGGTTTAGGCGGCCTTGAAGCGGCAAGCAGAAATAGCCGCGAAATGGCTACATGGAATGCTTCCCCTTTGCCGATGGACGTACTATTCAGGTATGACAAAGATACCATAGATGACCGCGCCCGCGATGTGATTCTGAATGATGGCTATGCTTCAGGCGCAATGACTATTCATAAAGATAACATTGTGGGTAGTCAATTCAGACTTAACGCGCAACCTAATTCCGATGTTTTGGGTATTGATGATGAAGAGTGGTTGTATGCCTTTCAACGGCAGGCCGAATCACGCTTCAACAACACGGCATCAAGTACGCAAAACTGGCTTGATGCAAGCGGTGTGAACGACTTTACAGCCTTAATCCGACAAGCGGTAGGAATGTTTTTGGTACACGGCGAAGTTGTGGCTGTTGCCGAATGGATTACTGATGCCAAACGGCCATACAATACGGCCATACAAGTAATCAACCCTAAACGCTTATCCACGCCCGACTATTTGAATGAAAGTGCATCCATCAAATCGGGTATTGAGCGTGATTCCTACGGTAGAGCCATTGCATATTATATCCGCGAAGCACATCCGTTTGATTTTTCAGATACATTGAACAAATATAAATGGAAACGCATTGAAGCGACTACCGCATGGGGTAGGCAACAAGTAATCCACATCATAGACCAATTACTACCCGACCAGATTAGGGGCGTTAGTGAGCTTGTTTCAGTATTGAAACAAATGCGGATGACCCGCCGTTTCCAAGACGTTGAATTGCAACAGGCTGTATTGCAGGCAACATACGCGGCCACCTTGGAAACCGATATGCCGACGAATATTATAGGCGAAATCATGGGAGCAAATCCCAACGCGCCTTCGTTTGAATCTGCGGCAAAATCAGTGCTTACGTCTGTTGCAAGAAGTGAAGCAACACGGAATTTGCAGGTTGATGGTGTTCGCATACCCGTATTGCATCCTAATACCAAGTTACATTTGCAACAGTTAGGCCAGCCTAGCGGTACGGGTTCGGAATACGAACAGTCATTGCTACGCCATATTGCCGCTGGGCTTGGATTGAGCTACGAACAGTTCTCACGCGATTACAGCAAAACCAACTATTCTTCAGCGCGTGCCAGTATGAATGAAACCTATAAATTCATGCAGGCGCGGAAAAAGTCAGTAGCCGACAAATTGGCAACAGCAATCTATCGGTTATGGCTTGAAGAGCAAATCAGTATGGGTACAATCCCGTTACCGAAAGGAAAGCATAAAACTTGGATTTACAAACCTGATGTGTTCGATGCCCTAGCAAACTGTTCGTGGATTGGTGCTTCTCGCGGTCAAATAGACGAGATGAAGGAGACGCAGGCCGCAATTCTCAAAATCAATGCAGGCTTATCCACGCTCGAAGCGGAATCGGCTAAACTTGGTGTGGACTGGAGGGAGACCTTACAGCAGCGCAAGCGTGAACAAGACGAAATCAAACGACTTGGAATTGAAATCAGTAATGGTGCTGAAAAAGCTGTTGTCAGCAAGAAGCCTGCATCTCAAGATGATTCACAATCAGAAAATGGCACGGAAGATAAAACAACCGATAAGGACGATACCGAATGAATATCCATCCGATTGTTAGCGGTTTGCTAACACAACAAATAGTAAATTTAGTTGTTAAGGATAGTGCAAGCGGGGAATTTTTAACCAATCTGCACGCTATCACATCAAACCAAGATTTGCGGACTGAAGAAGGCCGCATTGCTGCTATGAATCAGTCGTTGAACGGTGTAATTGTGGCATCTATGGGTTTTGATGACGACGATGATTATTATCAAACCTCAATGTATCGCGTTAAAAGCGGTGTAGCCTACATACCCGTGCACGGCGCACTGATTAACCGATTTAATGGTAGTTGGTTCGGTTTGATTACAGGATACGACTACATCAAAGCCGCTGTAAAACAAGCGGTATCTGATGAAAACGTGAGCAAGATTGTATTGGACGTGAACAGCTATGGCGGGGAAGCCGCTGGTTGTTTTGAAACATCACAATATATTCGTGAGATGGCTACGAAAAAACCGATAACAGCAGTGGTAAACACTAACTGCTATTCAGGTGGTTACGCACTCGCTTCAGCGGCCAGTGAAATTATCGCAGTGCCGTCCGCTGGTATCGGTTCTATTGGTGTCGTATCCATGCACGTTAGCTATGAGAAATACCTTGAATCGTTGGGTTTGAAAACAACATTCATTCAAGCTGGGGATAAAAAGACTTTGGGTAATCCCTATCAGGATTTGACTGAAGAATCCAAAGATGATATACAGAAACGTGTTAATGTTTTATATGAAGGTTTTACAAAGCTGGTAGCTGATAATCGTGGCATTGACGTTGCCGATGTTATCAAAACTCAAGCGGCGTGTTATACTTCTGAAGAAGCACTTGAAATCGGCTTGATTGACAAAGTTTTAACTGTTGAACAAGCTGTTGAATTTTTAACTAAAAAGGATGAAAACATCATGACGATTGATGCAAAACAACCTTCAACAACTCAAGAACAGCCTGAAACTGGTGTCAATGCTGCAACAGCAGAGCGTACCCGTATCGGTGCAATTCTCGGTTGTGAAGCGGCCAAGTCATCTAGCCAACTGGCAAATCATTTGGCCTTTAACACTAACGTTTCTGCTGAAGAAGCAACGTCTATTTTGACTGCCGCTAAAGCTGATGTTGATGCTGCGGCTGATAAGGCCAAAGCTGATGCTGAAGCGTCTGCGCCAAAAGAGGATGTATCAGACCCACTGGCAACAGCAATGGCCGTTTCAGGTAGCCCTAAAGTGGGTGCTGATGCAGCCGTTACCACAGGCACTATTGATGTTGAATCTTTGGCAAAAGCCGTTAATTGATAAGGGGATTTAAATGTTTGCTATGAGCGAAAAACAAAATGCAGGCATGGCATTAACGCCGATTTTCAGCCGTGCTAATCCTGCCGTTGTAACCTTAGAAGGTACTGCCGACAGTGAAATTAAACAGTATCAGGTTGTAACTTACAATATGGGAGACCGTAAGGTAAAACCTGTAACAAGCGCAGGTTCAAGTGTTACCACGCCTATTATTCGTTTAGCTGTTGCAGCGTTTCCTGCAAAAAGTGGAGAAGCTGTAACCGTGTATGTAGAAGGCTTCATCAACATTAACGCTGTTGATGTTTCGGCAATTACCGATATTGCCAGTTCAACGCCCGCTGAAAAAGTAAATACCTTGAACACTTTAGCAAGTATGTGGGGTATTTATTTTGACGATTCCGTGCTGACCCGAAACACTACCGATTTGTAAGAAAGGCAAAATATTATGGCATTGACCTTAACTGAAACTTTGATTCAAGGCGGCCTTATCAAGCACCTTGAAATGCCTAAATACTTCTATCAGATGTTGTTTAAGGCACAATTCTTCTCAAAAACAGATACCATTGTGTACGATGAAGTCTATGAAGACAATCGTGCAATGGCTCGTTTCGTAGCACCTAACGTTGTTTCGGCTACCAATCAAAACAAGCCATTCCAAGCTAAAGCGTTTCGCCCTGCGTATTTGAAAGAGAAACACGTTATCCACCCGTACGACCCTTCTTTGCAAGCACGCGCAGCAGGCGAAGCTATCGGCGGTACGTTGTCGATTGAGCAACGCGAACAGTTGATTCGCGCTAAGATTATCCGCGACCAAGCAATGATGATTGAGAATCGCATTGAATGGATGTGTTTCCAAGCACTTGCCGCTGGCAGTCTGCATATTAAAAGTGCGATGTATCCTGATACTACGGTTGATTATGGCCGTAACAGCGACTTGCAACTCACTACCGCTGGTACTGGCCTATCATGGGGTAATGCCAACAACAACCCGCTTATGTTGGTTCAAGAAATTTCAGACCGCGTGTACGACAAAGGACGTGGTGAAGTAGATACCTTGATTGTTGGTAGAACTGCCGCGCAAAACTTCAGACGTTGGTTTGAACACAAAGACCGTGCTTTCTTGTTGGATAACAACTTCAGAGGTTCGGATTTGAAGACCAATATCATGAATGCTGGAGAAGTACGCGGTGTCGGTTTGATTGGTACATTTACTGCCACAAACGGTACACGCATTGAGGTGTGGAGTGATAACCGCGCATATCAGGATACCGACGGCACGTTCAAACGCTATTTGGGCGATAATGAAGTAATTGGTTTCGATAGTAACGCATTCATGGGCGTTCAAGCCTTTGGTGCAATCAAAAACGGCGAAGCTCGTTATCAACCAATGCGTGTATTCCATTCTGAATACACTTCGCAAGAGCCGCGTGATGTTTACCTGTTGTCTGAATCAGCACCGTTGCCGATTGTGTTGAATCCTGACGTAACTTGCCGCGTTCTCAACGCTAACTCTTAACCTTCAACAAACAGTCGGGATTTTATAATCCTGACTGTTTTATTCCGTAATAGAAAAGGAACTAATCATGTTTAAAATTATTGCAGCAGCAGCATTTGTCAATGATGCAGGAGTGTCTATTCATGTTGGTGATGAAACCACAATTTCTGCCGAACTGTTGGCCGAACACAACCGACTGTGTGATGAATATGGCATTCAAAAGCATCAAGTGCTTGAGGAAATTGAAGACAAAGAGCCTGAAGGCGATGCAGAGAATTCAAAACGTGGCCGTAAACCGAAGGCCGAACAGAATCCTGAAGGCGGCGATAAAACCCCTGAAGGCGGCGATAAAACCCCTGAAGGCGAACTGTAATCGGGTTCTAAGTTATGGCTTTTGATTTTCTCAAAGAGAAGAAAGCCGCGCGGCAAGTCTTACATGAAAGGCTTGCCGTTTCTTCTAAGCACATATCTGCGGCAACGGGGCGCGTTTCAGATTGCAGGGTGCGCGTACACACTAGAATCAATCTGATAGGCGATGTGGATTATCAAGGCTTTGCTGAAATGTCGGAAGGTGTTGTGGTTGTTTTATGCACGATTGCCGAAGCCCGCGCATTGAATTTTTCGCCTAATGACAAAATCATATACGACGGAGAAGAGTACATATTGCATACTCAAATGGATGATGACCGTGTGTATATTGAGAAATGGCAAGCAACACACAATCGTAGGGAATACCCATGATTGATATTGATTTGCGCGATTTAGTAGCTTTTGATGAAATGCTCGCACTGTTTCCCGATAGGGTGCAGCAAGCGGCATCAATGGCTATTAACCAAACGGCCAAGCGTGAAGCACTTGGTAGGGTTAGAAGGGATATGCGCAAACAGATTAACTGGAAAGAATCATATCTATCAGACCCTAAGAAAACAGGCATTGGTAAACTAGCAAGTAGAACACGCTTGGAAGCAACTATTTACGCACGGGATAGACCGACAATGCTTAACCGATTTAGACCTAATCCAAACCTGATACCTGCTAAGGGTAAGCAGCAAAGAGGTGTAACGGTTAGGGTTAAGCCAAACAACACAAAGGTTTTGCGTAAAGCATTCGTGGTGGCACTTGGTAAACGTAAAAATTCAGACGATGTTGCAGACGGTAAACGCAAGAACATAGCCGTAATGATGCGAACAAAAGGTGGTGCAAGTGAGCCGCCAAAAGGTATTACGCATGGTGGTGGTAGGTATATAAGCAGTATGAGGGCTTGGTTGTTATACGCACCATCAATAGACCAAGTAATGCAGGATACCGCCGAACGAAACGCTGATAAAATAGCGCAATATTTGCAGACTGAATTTCTGCGGCAATTTGAAAGACTAGGGAAATAAAATGGCAGACTATAAACGCTTGGCCGCTTTAAAAACGCTTTGCCGTCTGATTGAGCAAGAAGTAGGAATTAAGGCGTATCGTGGTAGGCAGGTGGTTGGTACGGATATTCCTTTACCATTTGTTGTAATCAATGAAGCGATTAGGGCAGGGGATTCACGAACGGTAGAGGAGGAAGCCCGTAACAATCGCTTTGACCGTGTGGATTTCCTGCTATCAGGTTATGCAAAGCCTAACAGCGTGGAAAATCCAATGGATACAGCTTATGAGTGGATTGCTAAGATTGAACAGGCATTTGCCAAAATTCATGAAATCAATCCGACAAACGGTACTGAAAAATATCCCGAATGGTACAATTTAGGCAATCTTGTAACAAAATTTGTCTACAACGCACCTGTTGCACATAATCCGCCTAATGAAGTACAATCAAACTCGTACTTCTACATTTATTTTTCATTTCACGTCGGGTATGATGCGCGTAATCCGTATCAATCGGACAATTAAGTAACTATCTGAAAGGATTAAACTATGGCAATCACACGCGGTAATACCACCGACTATTTGATTCCTAACGGTATGGTTGATTTCAACCGTTTTCCAATCGTAAACGGCGTGGAGCGTAAAGACCTCGCTAAAGGTTTGCGTTATCTCGGTGCAAGTAAAGAGTTCAACCTCTCGATTGAATCCGAAACCATTGAACATCAATCGTCTGAATGTGGTAAAAACGTCGTTGATGAAGAGTTCGTAAAAAGCACCAAAATCAGCGGCAGCTTGGTTATTGACAACATTTCCGCCGAAAACTTGGCAATGTTCTTTTCGGGCGATGTTACCAACGCTATTCAAACTGCCAAAACAGGCGAAAAAGATATTATCAAGGTTTCGCCTGGACTGGGTTATCGTTTAGGTGCTACCCGCCAAAATCCCAATGGCGTGTTCGCAGCCGTAATCACTAAGATTGAAACCTTCGCCGATGAAGACAAAGCCCGCGCAGGTACGCCTAAAGTTGCCGAACTGGTAGCCGATACCGACTACTCTTTCAATGCCGACCAAGCCTATCTGATGATTGGGGATAAGAAATCCACAGACAAAATTGCTGATGAAGGCACTTGGATTGTGGTTACTTATGACCTGAAAGCGGCTACTCGTAACGTGGTGGTTAGCAAAGGCGACAGCTACACAGGCGAACTGTACTTCAGAGGTTGTAACGTGCGTGGCGAAAACCGCTGGTATCGCATCCCACGCGCTAAACTGGAAGCCAACGGTGATTTCAGCTTGAAAGGCGGTGAAGACTACACATCCATGTCGTTTACGGTAACGGTGTTGAAAGACAACGACGACCCGACGATGCTGTATTCCAACGGTACGCCTGTATTCAGCTAACGCTTGAAACTTGCGTGAATAAGGCCAGTCTGATACCATTCAGACTGGTTTTTTTTATCACTAAAAGGAAATGTAATGAAAAACGCGAACATTGATTTTTCAGGCGTGGTGTCTGTAACCAAAATCGTGCATGGTGTGGAAGTACGCGGTTTGAACTTTGCCGACTTATCCGCACAATGGCAGACCAACGGTACGCGCCTGATGGATGCTTATGATGAAATCGTGGCAGCAGGTGCAAACACTGAAGACGTGATGCACTTGGCTAATACCTTCATCAAACACGCGCCTGACTTGGCAAGAGCTGCATTTTTGGCCGCTATCAACGATGATGGCAGTGTTCACGCCATTCAAAAACCGAATACGCCTGAAGGCAGCCAAGGCCCGAACGACTACCTGCAATTAACCGCAGGGGAAATTTGGGATGCACGTATGAGCATTGGTAAACAGGCCGATTTCATCATGGCGATTATTGAATTGACTATGGCTGAATCAGACACGCTAAAAAAAAGTCTGATGAAATTCATGCAGAAGAGCCAAGCACCGACAACGTTAGCGCAGCAGGTGCGGATGAATATCACGAAGTAGAAAACTTCATGTTGTCTTTAAGGCGGGATGTGAGTGTATGCCTAGCAAGCGGCCACTCGCAAGCTCGCCTTTATTCACTTATAATGCTGCGAAACGAAGCGGAAATCATACGAGAACGCAGGCGGCAAGACTTTATTTTATATGGAGTTTTGACAAAGTTAGTCAATGATGCAGGCAATACCGATATTGCTGAAAAAGACCGAAAAGCATTGCATCACGAACTGACCAATATGTTTAAACAAATAGGGCTTGGATATTATGGCTGATTTAAGAAGTGTCGAACTACAAATCCGTGCAACCGACTTATCGGGTAAAACGATTAAAGATGTTCGCAAGAATATCAATGAGTTGAAAACTACCCTTGAAGCGCAGGCGAAAGCGTCTTTGCGCGGCAAGACTGATTTCAAAAAATACGAACAAGGTTTAAAAGACCTTGCAGTAGCAGCCGACAAGTTGGTGTCATTGCAAGGAATTGCAGGCAAATTAAGCAAGATGAATGCTGCGTATGCCGAACAATCGGACAAGCTGAAAGCGGCATCAAAAGCCTATGATGCTTTGTCTGAAAAAATCGGCAAAACAGGCGTACCTACTAAAGCACAGGCTACGCAGCTTGAGCGTTTGCACAAAGCCCAAAGCAAGATGGCTGAAAGTGCTGAAAAGGCCAAGAATGCCTATGAAGCCCAGCGCATTGTTGCCGAACGCTACGGTATCAATACCAAAAACATTTCAGCGGCGCAGGAAGAACTCAATAAAAGCCATCAAAGAACGCTTCAAACCATCATCAACCTACGCAATGCCAAAAACAGCCTTTTGGCACAAAATGCCATTGGTATCCGTGATGCACAAGCCGAACAAGCGAACATCAAACGCAATAATGAGTTGCTGCGTAAGAACATCCAGCTTTGGCAGGAAAACGTCAAGGCTATTCGTGCCGCGCGTGCTGAAGCGGCCAAGCAGCAACAAAGCCGTAATGAAGCCTTAAACCAACAACGCTTGGCCGAACAACGCTTGGCCGAACAACAAGTCATCCTTCAATCGCGTAGGAATGTAATCAACGCTTCCAAGCAGCCTTTGTCTAGGCAGATTATTACTGCTCGAAATGAAGCCGACTTGGTAAATACCAGTAATTCAGCCCGCGTATCGAACAGTTTGCGTGGTAACAATCTCGCAGGTGCAATGACTAACATTGCATCATCTGTACGCGCATCACAAACGGCCATTAGAGGTTCGGTGCGTGATGTTCAACAGCTTACGGATAGACTAAAAGCCTTGCGTGAAGCGCAGAAACAGATGATTGCCGTTGCATCAAACATTGATGCGTTTAAAAAGCAATCGGAAGTAATGCACAATCTGAAGGCTGAATACACGGCCTTGCACCAAAGATACCATGCTTTGAACAACGCCATGCGCGATGGCAACGTAACCGAAGCGCAAGTACGCCAACTGGATAACTTGGTAGCACGGTTGAATAAAGTCGGTTCGGCCTATGCGAAGCAGAAAGTTAGTGTTGCCGCATTAGCACGCACATTGTCTGCCGGTGGTGTGAACGTGAACAAACTAGCGCAGGCTGAAAGCCGATTGACCGCAAACGCTACCCGCAGCGCAGCCGCATTGAAAGGTCTTGAAAGAAACTTGGCAGCAGTGGCCGCAAGCGGGGATAAATCAGCACTCATGATGGCGCGTTTCGGCAACAGCAGCCGTAGTGCGCTTGGTTTCATGCAACGCCTGCGCGGTCAAATTATCGCCTTAACAAGCGCATATTTTGGCCTAAACGGTGCAATCCAACTGTTCAAACAGGCGATTGAATCAGGCCAAGAGGGCATGGTTCTTAAAATCCGAACTGAAGTTTTGGCCGATAACTGGAAAACTTCAGCAGATGACTTGGAAGCATATTTCAGAGGAACTGCCGAACGCATGGGTTTGGTGCTTTCCGACGTTATCCAAGATGCGTCTAAGTTGTTTGTAGCGGCTAAAGAAAACGGCTTTGATGTTAAAGAAGCCCAATATGTGTACGAACAGTTCGCAGGCTTAGGGCAGTTGATGGGTGCTGATGCCGAAACGCAAAAAGGCATCACAAAAGCCCTAAGCGATATGTTCTCAAAAGGCACGATTCAGGCTGAAGAATTGAAAGGTCAATTAGGCGATAGACTACCTCAAGCACTAGCCTTGTTCTCGAAAGCAACGGGTAAATCGAACGCCGAATTGCTAAAGATGATGGAGAACGGCGAACTTACTGCCGAATATATCCTGAAAGCAGCAAAAGTAATCGAAACGCAATACGGCACGCAGATGGAGAAGATGTATCACTCTTTGGCAGCCGAACAAGCGCGTGCAAACAACGCATGGAAAGACTGGTTACGCATTATTTCCGATGCGGGTGTATTGGAGAACTTCAAATCCTTGCTGGTTCAAATTACAGACTTCTTACGCAGTGAAGAAGGTAAACAGTGGGCTTTGAACATTGCAGCCGCTTTGAACAAAGTCATTGATGCTCTCAAATGGTGCGTAGACCATGTAAATCTACTGGTAACTGCCTTTGGTGCGTTAATGGCTATTGGTGCAGTGCAAGCCTTTGCAAGTATGGCGATAGCAGTGCGGATGTTGGCAGCAAATATCGGTGTTGCCTTGAAGACGATGGGTAATATCGGTGCTAAGTTCGGTCTAGTATCCACGAACGCAGCAGCGGCAGGTGTTGGAATACGCGGTTTCGTAAACGGCATTGGTGGACTGGTTAAAGGTTTGGCTCGTGCATTTATTATCTTTGAAGCTATCGCAGCCGTTATAAAAGGCGTGGTGCGCGGTTTTGAGCGGGCTACTGGTTCAACAATCGAACTTAACGACGCACTGGGCGTGTTAGGCGATGTATTCTTCTTAATCGGCGAAGTTATCGGCACGGTATCTGAAGTTATCGGCACGGTGTTTGAAGGTGTAACTGAAAACATTGCAACAGTAACTTCGTTTATTGTCGGACTGTTTACTGATGCTGAAGAATCGGCAGATAAATCAAACGACAATATCGCCGATTCTTTCAAAGACGGTGCTAAGAAATCTGAAAGCACATGGGTTAAAACGCTTCGCGCTATCACTAAAGGATTAGATGCCCTGCGCTGGGCGGCCAAGTCCATTGTCAAATATATGGTTGGTTGGTTCACATGGGGTTTTGCCAAGATTAAAGGCGAAGCTGCTGTTATGCCTGAATTTGCCAAGATTGCTGAAGAAGTTGCAGGCGAAGTCGCTAAAGACGGTGCTGAAGCCCGATTGGAACAGCACTTGAAAGAACAGGCTGAAGCCAAGAAACAAAACAGACCCTTTGCAGACAAAACGCAAACGCCTGAAGAACGCGCTATTGCCAAGCGGCAGGAAGAACTTGCCAAGCTGGACGAGAAGGTACAGAAAGCCCGCGAAAAGGCTGAAAATGCAAGACGGAAGGCTGAAGAGGAAGCTCTCAAACGCTTAGAAAAAGAACTAAGCTATGAGAAGATGATTCAAACGCTGATTGACCGTAGGAATGGCAAAAATACAGACCCGTCAATCGGACGGCATAAATCATTAGGCGATTGGTATCGTGCCGAATACAACAAAATAAAAGCGCAGTATGCAGGCAATGACCCTTTTGCCGATGTAGCATCCACTAAGGAAGAAGAAGCCGCGAACACGCAGCTTGAAGCCGCTAATTTGCAGCTTCAGGCCGCACAAACACGGACAACTGGTACAGCGAACTCGTATAACGGCGGAAAGACTGTTCAAACGCCGATTGCTAAATCTTTGGCACAAATCAAAGTTGTTACAAGTGGTAAAAGTTCGGCCAAACTGCCTAGCGAACTCGCTATTAGCGGTGGCGCATCTGCTTTCAGCAAAATAAATGCAGCCGCTGATACAGCAACCAAACAGACAACTAAAGCCCTAAACGGCCAAGTCAAAGCTGTTACCGACTATACAGGCAAATGCGCCCGTTATGTGAATGATGCCTTCAGGAAGGCTGGATTCATCATGAGCGGGAATGGTGCAGACGTAGCCCGTAATGCGATTAACAGCAAACAAGGTTTCCAAGAAGTCAAATATGATGCCAACTATGTGCCGCAAAAAGGCGATATTATGTCGCTTCCGCGCGGTTTCGGCCAAAGCAGCAAATACGGCCATGTGGCAGTATTTAACGGTACACACTGGGTATCTGATGCCGTGCAGCGTGTTCGTGGCAATACGGCGGCTACGAATGATGTGTCATGGGCTAATATCAAAAGCGGCAAATCTAAACCTACCATTGCCCGATATACAGGCGTTAATGGCGGGATTATCACGTCAAGCAGCCAAAAAGCACCTGTAATCAAAACGCAGTCGGTTAGTGTTGAGAACAGCGGAAGCCGTCAAGACAAGGCTTTAGCTTATTATCAGAATCAGACCAAGCGTTATGAGCGTGAGCTATCCAATACCAAGCAATCAGGCCGTGATGCCGACGTTGAAGAGAAGATTGAACAGCTTAATGCCCGCGTGAAGGCTGAAGCGGCTGAAGCCCTGAAAGACCTGTATAAAGCAATCGGCGTGAATGGTGTCGAAGGTTTGATTAACCGCAAACCTGAAGATATATCGGTGGATTTATCCAATAGCACTTTGGACGAAATCATAGACGGCTTCAAAAACCTGATGCAGCCCGATATTGACAACAAAATCGCTAAATCTTTGGAACTTATTGCGCTTGACTATGCGTCTTCCAAAGGCGGTACGCTTGATGAAGCACTTGAATGGTCGAAACAGTTTGAGCCGCAAATGCGGAAATATGCCGAACTTTCAGCCCAAAAGGAAATGGAAGGCGCGGTGGATGCGTTTACAGCTTCAATGGAAGCCGAACGCAAACGCATGGAAGAAGAGTTCAAAAACATGGCAGAGTATGTGGCAAGTGCTACATCTCGCGGTGCTATGGCGGTTAAAGACGGCCAAGACTTGATTGCTACGCATAGCCAACGTTTTGCAGACGGTATGGCAACAGCCCGCGCAAAACTAGATGAACTGGTAAACTCAAAAGGCTTTAGCTCTTTATCAGGTTTGCAGCAAGCGGCCATTCTGAATCAGCGTGAACAGTTGAATGCAAGCAGTGCCAAGTCTGCCAATAATCCGCAAACGATTGCCGCCGATGCTGCTATCAAAGAACACGTTAATGCCATCAATGCCTTTATCCAAAGCAAGGATGACTACATCCGCCTGTTGAACAATATGCAGGCAAGCGGGGCGATAACGGTAGCACGGCGTGAACAGCTTGAGATGGAATACCTATCCAAAGCTGAAGCTAAGATGAAGTCTTATACGGAAACTTCACGCGAATTGATGCTGACACTTGGCGATAAGGCATCCGTTGAAAACCTTGCCGAACTAGCAGCCGTAACAGACGAACTCAATTCCAAGATGCAGCAAACAGAGTTTCATGCCAAGTTCATGAATGAAACTTATCAGCAACTTGGAAAAGGTGCTGAAGTAGCATTCGATGCCGTAGCCAAAGGTATTGCTGGTATGATTACAGGCGAAATGAATGCCAAAGAAGCCTTGCAAAACTTAACGCTGGCCTTCGCGCAATGGGCGGCTGAAACCTTGCAACACTTGGCAAAAGTCATCCTTCAACAGTACATAAGCTATGCCCTGTCAAACGCACTTGGTATGGGTAGTGGTGCAGGATTAGGCAGTGTTGCAAGCGGTGCGTTAGCCAACCTATTCCATACAGGCGGCTTGGTAGATGGCGGTGGACGCGGTATGAATAAGCGTGTCAATCCGCTTGTCTTTAAAGGGGCTACACGCTACCATACAGGCGGTATTGCTGGCCTTGCACCGAACGAAGTCCCTGCGATATTGCAAAAAGGAGAAGAAGTATTGACTGCCGATAATCCACGTCATAGGAATAATTATCGGAGCGGTGGACAAGCTGATAATGGCGGAATTACGCTTATCAATACGTTTGATGCTGTTGATGCAGTAGAAAAAGCCCTTGCCAGTACAAGAGGTCGTAAGGTATTGGTTAAAGCATGGCAACGTGAGCGAAGTAATTTTAAATAGAAAGGTTTATTTATGGCATATGTAACAGGTACTGCTAACCATGCAGGGGATTTGTTGCTTAAATTGGAAGCATTCCTAACAACAAATCCCGAACTTGTTGCTAAGAATCAGGCGTGGTTGTCGTTAAAAGATTCAACGGCTGCGCCTTATAACAGCAACTACACGCCGAATGCAACAGGCACTTGGCAGCTTCAACGATATTTTGTCGGCAAAGGTATTAACCGAACAGATACCATTGTCGTACCAATGGCACTTTTCGTTAATCAAACCAATAGCTTGTATAGCTTATGTGCCTTTCCTGCTAGGGGTTATGATAAGTCGAAAGATGTAAGTTGGCAATTTCAAGGTGTTGTTTCTGAATACGTTAATCCAAGAACATCCATTCCTTTGTGGAATAATAAAATCCAATACTGGTTCTTTGCCAACAGTCGGCGGTTTATTGTTATTGCCAAAGTAGCTTCACGCTATATGAGCATGCATTGCGGTTTCATCATGCCAAACGGCACTGATACAGAATATCCATATCCGTTGTATGTTGGAGGAAGTACCAATAGTGAAACCATCAATTATCAATACAACGACAATGTAACAAGTGATGGTCAAACTGTTGGTTCGTTTTGGAATCCAACAGCGAGTACGATTGATGACAAGATAAGCAGTGGCAGCCTAATGATGCCAAGCGGACAGCTATACTTTGCTAATACGCCATCCCACAAATCTGTTTACAATTCACACGGCAACGAATTATGGCTTGAGCCATATACACAAAACATAAACATTCAGAAAACGGTAGACGGTCAATACTTGCTAATGCCTATCGAGTTTATAGCAACTGTAAACAGTTCGGCATCTTTGGGCTGGTTAGACGGCTGTTACTGGGTATCTGGTTTTGAAAATTCCCCTGAAAATATTATTACTGTTGGAACAGACCGCTACATCTGCTTCCCATCAATGATTGAAAACGGCGTGAATAATTTCTGCGCTATTAAAATGGAGTAATATAAATGGCTTATGAAAAAGTAACATCACGAATTACTACGCCTGCCGAATTAGCGTCTGCTGTTAAAGCATTTGCATTAAAACATGGGGATTTCACGGATTCAGGCCAGCTTGGTTCTCAAAGTGAGTTTTGTCTGCGCCATAAAGACGGTCAATTCTTCACGTTTAACTTCAAACCAACATCCATTGAAATGTTTATGCGTGATGCCAAGCCGTCTGCGGCCAACTACCAACAAGGTGTCGGAAGTTTTTATGAAGACGTTAAATTCAATTTAGGACTTACAACAGGCTTGGTGTATCCTATAATTGCTACGCATTTAATCAAAGCAGGCGGTGTGTATGTGATGGTAAATGAGGTTAAAACGGGTATATTCAGACATACTGTTTTTGGCAAACTGGAAACTTTCGGACTTGCAAACGCAGGGGAAATAGTCGGAGGTACTGGTAATTGGGGGCAGTATCAAAACAACCAATATACAAATGGTTCATATTATAGTAGTTTTAAACCAAAAGAAACCAATGTTTATAATGGAACAAATGTTTCATACCTAAGCCATCCATTCATATCAAACTACTATACTGGGTTAAGTTTCGATTACAGCGGCAGTACATATGTTAGAGGTGGGAACGGTTTATATCATGCAGCTTCTAGGTGTTTTTCAGGTTCAGACCCAACAAACATGAGCTTTGTTTTCTGGAAACTTCCTGTAATGTATTTGAATGGAGCAAACCAACATAACGGGCGCACTGGAATCTATCCATTATTAGGTTTACACGTTGAAAAAAATGCAGGATATTACAGAAACACGCCGTCAAGACCTATGGTTTATTCAGACCATATCGCCCATGTTGCAGTCAATAATATTGCACCCGAAACCGTAATCAATGATGAATGGATATGCTTCCCCATTATTACACGATTATTGAGTACAAATTTAGAGGTACTGACTATGGGTGCTGGTATCGCCTATAAGATTAAATAGAGGTTTTTGAATGGCTTACATAAGAAACGGCTTAGTCGTATGGCCTGATGTAATTCCCGAAAAATACAGGTATCGAACGTTTAACAGTGCGCTTTCAGGTTATCCGATTTTTCCAAAAGTGGTGCGTCTGAAAGGTAGTGTTACAACCGATTCAGCACCTATTCAAGTGCTTCCAATGGAAAGCGGCAAGTATTTGAATCAGGGTGCTTTTGTACAGTTTTATTATCACTTGATACCGTCTACAACGGGCTTTTCGTTAGGTGTCGTTACAGGCGATAAAGTGGAAAAGATGTATGTTTTCAACGGCTTCTTTGAAGATGTATCGCTAACGAACATCAAACTGAATAATTTGTTTGGTGTTGAAGTTAAGGTAAAAGGCAGTCCGACACTACCTGTTGCCATCAAACCGTTATCAAGTGTTGAATTTGAAATAAAGATTTCTTCCAAAGGTTCTGCTGTTGTAGATGGAACGGTTGAATTGTCATTCTCAAACGGATACAAGAACACAATCCGTTTTGAAGGTACGCGCCTAATCCTTTGGAAGTTTCAGCCTAACTGGGTGCAATCGGTGCGTGAACAGTTTGAGTACAAGACCGATATTATGACCAGTTATAGCCGTAAAGAGCAGCGGCGCGGTTTTATGGTACAGCCAAGAAGACGCATGGCGTTTACCTGTAATCCGAACAGAAACGGCCTACAAGACCTGCGGAATATTATCCATAACTGGCAGAATAAAGCGTTTATGATGCCGTTATGGTGGCAAAATCCAAAATTGGTCAATCCAGCATCTAAAGGCGATAAGGAAATAACGGTAGATAATATCGGCCTGTATGACTTCGTTGTCGGCGGCAGCCTAACGTTATGGCAATCACAAACGCTTAATGAAGTATTGGAAATCGCTGCAATAGACGGCAATAAGATAACGCTTACAACGGCTATATCCTATGACTTCCTAGCGTCTGCTACTGTTTATCCATCATACGTTGCACGATTGCCTGAAGAGGTTGAATTATCGGTTATCACGTCCGAACTGGGCGAAATTGAACTGGAAGCGGTGGCCGACCAATCGCAGTTGAAAATCAAGATGCCTGAAAGCGGCGTTACGCCCGACAAGACGTACAAAGGCGTTGAAGTATTGGAACGCAAGCCTAACTGGGCTGACCCGCTAACCGAAACCTATCAGGCCAAGATTGAGGAATTGGACTACGGATATGGCGTTAGGCAGTATTTACCGCATCAAAGCCCATCATTGGTACAACGTGAGATGCAATACCTTCTTACTTCGTATCATGATATTGTTTGGTGGCAGGCGTTTATCCATAGGCAGAAGGGTGCGTTAAAGTCATTTTATGTACCATCCCATGCCTGCGATTTACGCCTAGTTGCCGATATAAAATTCGGCGAAGCCAAGATGTATGTGTCTGATGAATATTTCAGCAAGATAGTTGGTAATTCGCGTGAAAGACAGCTTTTACGTTTACAAACCAAGCAAAAGGTGTATTATTTGACCGTGTTATCCGTACAGGGTGTTTCGGAAGGTGCTTTGTTGGTAGTAGATGTTTCGTTTGATGCCAACATTCCAATCCAAGACGTAACGCAAATCAGCTTTATGCAGCGTATGCGTTTTGCATCCGATACGGTTGAATTTGACTATCAAACGCACGATAAGGCGATACTGAATATCGTGTTGCAACAGCTTAGGGAAATTTGATGACAACTTATAAGCAGTTTGAAATATCAGTTGATGACGGCCTGCCTGTTGAACTGTATGAAATAGCGTACAGTTCCAAGGTTTGGCGTTATACGACAAATGTTGAAGATGTTGATTTTGAAGGTAACAAATACTTAGCCATTGCCATTAAGCGCGGGGAAACGGAAGACAACAGCGATGCGACCAAAGCCAACATGGAAATCCATATTGCTAGGGATAACGAAATAGGCAGCCTGTTTACCGTTACCGCACCAAGTGAGCCGATAACCATCACGATTAGGCAGTACCACGCCTTGCTTGGATACCAACAGCCTAATCAGCAAGTCATTGCCGTTTGGAAAGGCCGTGTTACCAATGTTTCGTGGCAAGGCTCGGAATTGATATTGACCGCCGAAAGTGTGTTCTCTTCCATGCTTCGTTTGGGTGCTACGCGGAAATATAGCCGTATGTGTTCTCACGTTTTATACGGGGAAGCGTGTGGTGTAAACCGTGCGAACTTTACAACCGAACAAATACCTGCTTCCGTTGTCGGCACGGTGCTTAGTATCCAACACAATCAGGATGCAGATTGGTGGGCGGGCGGATATATCAGCTATACCAATCATGAAACGGGTGCTGCTGAATTCAGGCAGATTGTGGCATCCACGCCGAACACGATAACGCTTAACAGTATTCCAATCGGCCTAAAGGCAGGTGTAACGCCCGTTAAGCTATATGCTGGGTGCGACCATAGATTGCAAACCTGCAAAGCTAAGTTCGATAATGCCGCTAACTATGGCGGACAACCATTCATTCCGCTGAAGAATCCCTTTGGCGGCAGCAACTTATATTAGAAAGGAATACGCATGATTTGGGCTAATCTAGCCTACGCACTGGTTATGATGGTTTTGAGCTATGCCATCTCTTACTACACGGCTCGCAGGGCGCAGAAAGACAATAACGCTACCGCTGGGGCTTTGGACGTACCAACAGCGGAAGAGGGTAAGAACATACCCGTTGTCTTTGGTACGGTGTTTATCAAAGATGCCAACGTGATTGACTATTTCGATGGCAAGGTGCATGAAATAAAGGCTAATGACTAAACTGTATATTTCAGACTTGCACGAACTCGGTTATTGCAACAACGGGGCGCGTGAGATAGCAAAAATGTATAATTGGGATTGGTACGACTTCCTGCAAAACGGGATAGATGTATCAATCCTAATTGCATCTGATGATGCATATGCCGTGCAAGCGGCTAATTATGTGATTAAAAAGGAAACTGACAATGGGAATGAAGAAAAAGAATCCAGTGATAGGCTATCACTATGAGCTAGGTGTACAGATGGCGGTAGCCCATGCACCCGTAGACAAGATAACCCAACTCTCGTTTGGCGAACGCACGGCGTGGACTGGTAGCGTATCAAGCGGCGTTATTCCAGTAGACCAACCTAATTTATTTGGCGGCGAAAAGCGTGAAGGTGGTGTGAGCGGTACGATAACCGTTTATGACGGCAATAAGCTGCAACAACCTGACCCGTATGTTCAACTGTTTCGCGGCGATACGTCTGCACAGCGCGGATTATTGAGCCTTGTATTCGGCAATCAGGGGCAATCATTCAGTCATCAAATACGGTCAATTAACTTCAACAATTCAACAATCAGCGCGGCATTTGAAGAGAAGCTGGGCTATGAGCCTAAGGGCTTGCTGACGACTACGGCCAACGATATGACTAAAGACCAAGCCTTGACGTACATCAGCAACTTCTTTTCAGGCATCCTGCCGTACAACGAACCGCCTTCCAAAGATGCAAGCGGACGTGAGAAGCAAGGCACTTATAGACAACCTTTGGAAGAACAAAAGGCCGTCTATGGAACATATCGCGCCGTAGCCCTGATGTATGCTTACCGCTCGTTTGTACTTGGTAACTTAGGTAATAATCCGAAAATTCGGGCAACGGCTGATGAATTTTTCGGCAACTTGGTTAGGGATACTGTTGCCAACTACCGCAATACCAATCCTTTCCGCTGGTGTGCCATGAGTCCGTACTTCAAGTCGGTATGGGTGCGTGTACAGTCTATTTTCGGTATGTGGCGTAATGATACAGTCTGGTATCCTGATAAAGCGGCAATACGCGGCTCGAACTTCACGGCTGATAACGGTGCATCTATTGAGATACTGGATATGAATCCAGCCCATATCATCTACAAGGTGCTAACCAATCCTGTTTGGGGTATGGGTTACAACACGCATGATATTGATGATGCCAGCTTCAGAAAAGCCGCTGATACCCTGTATGAAGAGAAGTTCGGCATATCGCTGGCATGGCGCAGGGAAACAACCATTGAAGACTTTATTGCCATGATACTTGATACGATTGATGCCGCTTTGCGGATTAACGTATTGAGCGGCAAGTATGAGTTAATCCTAATCCGTAACAATTACAAGCTAGCCGACCTGCCGATACTTGATGAAGATTCTATTGTTGAACTTAACAAGTTTGAACGCGCATCATGGGCTGATAGTCCTAATGAGTTGGTGCTTACCTACAAAGACCGCAATGAAAATAACGCGGTTGTTACGGTACAAAACCTATCGGCCATCAATATTCAAGGCAACGTAATATCAAGCACTCAAACCTATGAAGGTGTACATGAGCCTGAATTAGCGGCTAGGATTGCCGCGCGTGAATTGAACGCCATGAGTACGCAGCTTGCCAAAATAACCATCACTACCAACCGCACGGCGTTTCTTCTTCAGCATGGCGATGTGTTCAATCTGCGCTGGCCTGAATTGGGGATTGAGAACCTACCGTGCCGTGTATTGAACGTTGCCAAAGGGGAATTTGACAACGGGGAAATCGTTATTGATGCCGTTGAAGACGTGTTCGGTATGCCGCAACAAACCTACATCAAGAAACAGGATACGCTTTGGGATAACACGAATCCAATGATTCCGTTGCCTGTTAGCAAGTATAAATTGCACGAAGCGACTTATTATGACGTGGTGCAGGAATTAGGCGGTGCACCGACTGGCAACAAGGATACCGTAACGTTTATGAAGGTGCTGGCTGAAAAACCGTCTGATTCAGCGTTATCGTTTGACCTGTTCTCAACCAACAATACAAGTAACGGTTGGTCTGCCGCCGAATCAGGCATGGAATTTACCCATTCCGCAACGATATTGGACGCTTTGGATAAAATAAAAGATAGATTCTACATTACATGGGATGGCACAATTCAAAATGAAGATGACGTGAAAACATCCAAAACAGGTGTATATTTGGCCGTGAATGACGAATTGATGGCTATTGAAGGCTTGGATATAAGGAACGGGTTAATTGTTGTAAAACGCGGTATTTTAGATACCATCCCTCAAGAGCATCCGTTAAATTCAACAGCATGGCTCGTTATGCCTACCGCTGCAACAGATTCAACCGAACGAACAATGAATGAGCGTGTTCTGTACAAAATGCTGACTAATACCATGCGTGGGAGACTGCCGATAGATAGTGCGCCGACTACTGATACAACAGCTATTGGGCGGCAACTATTGCCATTTCCACCTGCAAATGTTCGTATTAACAACCAGCGCAATATAAAGTCCATTGGTAAAAAGGATAATCTGAAAATTGATTGGGTATATCGCAATCGTCTGTTGGCCGAACCTACGTTGGGTTGGTATGATAATAACGTGGCAAGCGAACCTGAAGTCAAATACAATTTGACTATTTACAACCTAGCAAACAATGGTGTTGTATATAGCAACCAGCAAATAGCAGCCAACACGATAACCGTTAATCCACCATCTAAGGTTGAATATGTAACGTTGCCAAGTAACTTGGAAACAGACTTAATCTACCATTACAACGGTACTACGCAAAAACAACCGAATAAAGGCTCGAACAACAAACCTCTTGAATATACACGAGATAGCTATTATGAAAGAACTTATCAAGGCAGCGATGTAATTTATCTGTATAGGATTTCAGCGCGTGGTTATATCACGTTACCCAATGATGAAAATTTAAGCAGCCCGTATTTAACTATCGGTCTTAAATTTAAAACGGAATTTCCAAGTCTTCCCCTTATGCGTGTTGGTGCGCCCGTAAGCGGACAAGGATACCCACAAACAGGTATAGCAGGCATTGAGCTTATAGACGGCAAGATTGTGGCCTATTTAGGTACATACTATACGCCGCAAGTGTTGTCTGTTTCCCATGCCATAGGCGATAAATATAAAAGCTATATGAATGCTACGGCAACGTTTAACGTATGGACTGGTACTATCAATCTATTCATTGAAGGCGAACGTGTAGCAACATCCACGCCGTCCAATATGTACAAAGCGGCCAAGTATAATGCTCACGGTGCTAAGAATCTGTTTGTGTACAATAACGCATCAAATGTTGAGCTTTTGGCAAACGGTAGCACCAATAATGGAATCACCAATCATCCGATTGTTTCCGACTTCGTGGCAACTCAAGCAGGTAAACAATACTGCCTGCAACTGTTTACAGACCGCGTATCATCCAGTGCTTTAATGAGTGTTGCATTCTACGATAGCAGCAAGCGGTTTATCAGTATTGTCCGTGAAACCAAAACACTTGCTGCTTCAGGCACTATGAATAAGGCTGTTCTCAAGGCAACCACACCCGCTAACGCAGCATTTGTCCGTTTTGCCACGCAGTACGGCCAAGTCGGTGTTGGATTGGTTATGGTTTCTGAAGGTAGTACCGAACCTGCTTACAACATGGCTGAAAACGACGTATGGGGTGGTGGTGCTAAAACAGGTATTACTGTTGGTGGTATTAGCCATAATGGTACATATTACGCAACTTCAGGCACGGAAATACTGCATATGTACTGTTACAAACGCGCTATGCCGAATGGTGCGGTATTAGCAATACACGCAATGGGTGGTAAAACGGAATGGCCTGATAGCATCCGTGTAGAGCTTAAATCGGTTAGAGGTAGATATAATTCATATCAGACCTTCTACCAAGATATAACAGCCGCCTAATTATCACTGTTTTGACAATCCGTATTTCATGCTATTATGAAATACGGATTTTTCTTTTATCATTCTTTAAAGGTAACTATTGCTATGGATACGCTTAAACGCAAAATCATTGTCAATTTGGCAGCCGAACTGAAAATAGCAACTGCCATTATCATGTATGCCACAATCGCAGCAATCCTGTACGACCTGCACGTCGATGCTTCGTTTCTGCCGAATTATTACCACTTTTCAGCCCGCGATTGTATCGGTTGGATAGCAGCACTATTCATACTGGGTACGGCAAATATCATTATGATATTTTATCGTGAGTGTTATCGGTGTAGAATGGTGGCCGATTTGGTGCTGCAATTATCAGGTATGTTACTATTACTTATGGGATGGGCGTTCTTTACCAAGTACCCACCTGCAAATATTCCCATGTTCTTCTACCCTGCGTGGGGGATTGGTATGATTGTTGCTGGCAGACACATGGGAAAACGAAGTAGGGAAAAATACCAATCCCTACAACAATAACAGGGGTTATTAAATGGATTTATTAACAGGCATCAATGTAAACGTTTTAGCAGGCATGATTGCTTCTGCTTTGGCCGTTTGCGTTGGTGTGAAGATACGGGAAATCGGCCTGCGTATGTACATACTGGTACTTATCACGGCTATTCTTTGGGCGGCTGCCTTGATTGAAACATGGTTTTCGGATAGCACCCTAATGCGCTCGGCAACAGTCGGCTGGATTGTCGGATACATTACAGACGACGTACTGCTAACTATCAACAGCCTATTGCCGAACTTCGTCAAAGACTTACTCAATACCGTATTGGACGGCATCCGAAAGAAGGTTACTGCTTGGCTGGGTATTGACAACAATAAGGATAGTGGATAATATTCACTGCCTAATTTGGTAGGCAAATAGTCATAGCTTTTATACCGCAGCGCAAAACGTTGCGGTTTTTTTTTATAAAGGTATTGACACGCTTTTACTTGTTAGATATTATATCAACCGTCATCTGACAAACGCTCCTTTCTTTCTGCAAAAACCCAAACGGCCTAACGAGTTTTTATTCATTTTTCTCGTTAGGTCGTTTGGGTTTTATTGACAGTAGTAATTATTGAGTGTAGTATTATCTATAACTGCTTTCACACAGTCAGTTTCCTTTTAGGGTAACAAAATCCCCGAACTTCTTTCATGTTGTTCGGGGATTTTCTTATTTCAAGCCTAACAGCTTTTCCAGTTTGCGGCGGAATTGTGCAGACAATCGGCATTGCAATGCGGGAATATCAGGCCGTTTCTCTTTGGCCTTAGTAGCAGGGTTGATACCCATACCGCCTTTACGCTGATAAGCCTGTACGCGGCACAAATCACCAATCAGCACCACTTTTTTAGTACCGATTGCTTCTTCCAAAGCGGACAAGTAGTTGTCGTATTGCTTTTCAGCTTCAGCCTGCGTGATGCCGTTTTTAGCGGCCATGAGCTTGATGAAATCCTTACGGTTTACAGTATCAGTCATGTGAGTTTCCTTTTCTGATTTGGTTGTAAATATTGACTAGCGTATCCTTCGATAACGCGCATCTATTATACTTTGAAATAGTATCAACTTGCCACAAATAGTTTGCTTTTGCCGTGAGTTCGGTTATTTCCGACAAATCTTCGCACGGCTGCTCCAAGTCATTTGGCAGGCGTGGCAACACTATTTTGCTGGTAACGTTTGGCAATTTGTTCGTTGAGCAGCTTGATACCAGTGGAATTGTGGCAATCACTGCTAACATAAACGCCGTTTTGCAATAATTTCGATATTTCATCTCTTTGTTCCTTATCAGCCTTCAGGCTATCTGTAATCTGTTTCGTATGGCGATTAAAGGCAGTTTCCATGCGGTCGGCCATTGTATCCGAATAGACTTTGTTTGCTTCCGATACATCCTTCATTGCAGCCGCGTAGCCGTCCGCATATGAGGTTTTAAGGTTAGACTGATAGACTACCCTAGCCGTGATACCTAAGCCCACGCATAGCGCAGCTACGCCCAAAACAAGGTATATTTTCCATCCTTTCATTTCATCGCCTTTGCCAGTTTGTTGTGATAGTCGTACTTCACATAATCCTTGCCGTTATATCCTTCTGCGAAAGCGCGGCAGTCATTCGGATTAGTCGATAGCTGTAAGAATGCGGCTCGCAGGTTGGCTACGTTGAGGATGTAATCGCGCAGTAACTCGAAATGCACCTTCTCGCTTCGTGATGCTGCATATAACATCTCAATGGGATGCTTGTATCCACACTGTTTATACCAACGGCCTAACACTTGGAATTTGCCGATTGAGATGCTTTCCAATGCCGTAAGCGGCTCTTTACCAATGGCAAGTGCCAGTTTTTCCCAGCTATCGTTGATGCCGTTGTTGTTGGCATCCATTGTATAACCGCCCGATTGGGGATTAGCGAAAATGGATACCACACGGTTTGATGCGTTACGAACCCATTGCCAAAACTTGTGCCGTTCGTATAGGATTTTCGGCAATCCGCTATTGAACCAACCGCTGCCATTGCTCTCAACTTTGGCAACAGCGCGGATTTGCTTATCGGTGCTTGCACCTAACGAATGAGCAATATCCAACAGTTCGGCATCCGTAATTGCAGGCGCGTTTCGGCACGTCATGGCACTGATAAATTCAGCGCGTGAGGATGTTCCCCATACGCCGTCAATCTCAAGCTGCGTACCGCAATTCTCATTCAACCATTTCTGAATCCAAGCCACATCCAAGTTTCGGGCAGATGCAATTTCAAAAGCGGTTAATGCTGGTGTTTTAAATTCCATAAGTCATATCCTTTTCAGGTAAAAGAAAGCGTGAGTTTAACGGCAAACTCACGCTGTTTCAAATCAAATCGAAATATCCTTGAGGTCGTCTGCATTCACTTCGGAATCAATCTGCCCGATTAAGTATGATGATATTTCAACCTCTTGCGGTGCAACTTGTACGTTATCAGACGATAGCCATGCGTTAATCCATGTAATCGGATTCTGCGTGGCCTTTGGATATTGAATAGGTAGTCCGATTGCCATCATGCGTTGATTGGTAATGTATTCAACGTAGTTGCACAGGATTTCTTTGTTCAAACCCAACATTGAGCCGTCTTTGAATAGGTATTCAGCCCATTCTTTTTCCTGTTCAACCGCCGTTTTGAAGATTTCAATGATTTCATCTTCACAGGCAATCCACATATCAGCCCATACTTGGCCGTCTGCACCTGTACGCCAAAAGTTGAGGACTGTTTGAGTAGCTGAAAGGTGGCAGGCTTCGTCTCTGGCGATTAACTTAATAATCTTAGCATTGCCTTCCATCAATTCCCGTTCGGCGAAAGCAAAAGAGCAGGCAAAGGAAACGTAGAATCGGATGGCTTCCAGTACGTTCACGCAAACGAAACATAGAAACAACCGTCTGCGCAATTCATACATGGACACTTCTTCCCCTAAGTTATAGCGCATGGCGTATTCAATCAGGTCATCATAATATTTACCGATTGCTTCTGCCCGCTTCATAATGGCTTCATTTACCATAATATCGTCTAATGGTGCAGACGGGTCGTCATACACGTTGCGAATGATGTGTGTGTATGATTTAGAGTGTATACAGTTGCCTGTAACACTTACAACGCCATTGTATCTAATAACAAACGCACCTGTTGAAGTTTCAAGGCAGGCAACTTCCCCAGTATAAGTTTCATAGCTCTTATTGATACTTTGCCCGTCTTTATACAACCTATCCATTATGTTGAGGTTGTAAACATTTTTATAGCTGGCCTTCCGATTGTCTTCAATAACAGATAAACGCGCCTGTTTTCCACACATTACAGCTAATGCTTGCACAACATCAACGTTTCTCTTTTCCGTTGTTGTATATGTAAATGTTCCTGTTTCCTTAAATATATGACTATCCCAGTGGGAAAGTTCTTGCAGGAAATCTTTACAAAATTCAATACCAACCTTAGACAAATCTACCCAGCTATCAAACAACTTAATATCACTTGGTATGTATGTGATAGGAAAATCTATTTTAAACCTACGTTTTTTCGGATTCTTCTTATCAGGTGTTAGTTCACGAACCTTAATATTTGCATTTTCACAAAGCCAGTGCAATCTATCTATTTTTCTTTGCTTAGTAAGACTAAACCAAATTGGTACTGTTCCACATCTATCCCCATTGTACCGATATGGCTGCCAAGTTCCATCTGCTTGCGCTGCAATCAATATCCGTTGTGCGAAAGACAGCGTAATACCACAATCATTTTGCAAATTGCCAGACACAGGGGCTTGGTGGTGCGCTTGATAATCGTGATTTACAGCATATTCAAACTTTTTAATACCTCTTGAAGTTCTGTATGGCATTCTATGGTTTTCTGTTACCAAGCAATCATATTGCTTACGATTGCTCGCCTTGAACCGTACCATGCGCTTATCAACAACATTGTATTTGAATACATTTTTTGGCTTTTCAAAGAAAACGGTTTCTTTATCAAAATCATAAACCAGTACAGTGTCGTCTGTTGTGCAGGCAGATAATTGTTTCCAACCGCTAGTAGTCAAAACTTCAGTACCCTCCGCGCAGCACTCAAAGAATTGCCACGCATTGATAAACTCTTCCAGTTCGGGGATGGATACCAATGGCAGGAATGCTATCGAAGGACTACGGCCTTGAATGCTATCCAGCAACGTTTGATACTTCAGATTGCTTGTAAAGATATGCCGTTCGGCATCGCTAAGGTTGTTCTTGAAATCAATCCTATCGCGGGATAAGTCGATTTCTTCAGGCCGCCAAAAGAAGCTGATTTGCCTTTCGTACAGCTTGTCGAACACTTCAAAGCGTTGTCGGTCATAACGCTGTACGTTAATGTTGTTGCCTAAGAACATAGGCTCTTTAGTGGCATCATTTGCCAGTTTGGGGAAAATGCTATATTCCATTTCTTTTGTTTCCTTATTTAATTGAAGATTTGCGCCATTTTTCTATGATTTTTTCAACATCTTCTTTGTTTAGTGCTTTACTTGGAAATGGTAGTGCTTCAGCCTTACTTTGTAATCGCATACTCAAACCCAAAGGAATTTGTCTATG